ATCATCATAAAAATAGTTCTAATAAAACACCAGGGCTGGTAAATTCACCAGATGGAACTGCAATAGTAGTAGAAAATGTTAAAAAAACAACAGACGTAATTATGCAATATGATAGATCCGATGATCATCCGACAAGTAAATTGATTTTCACGTATAATAAAGGGATAGATAAAGTTCGCTCCGAATACACAAATCATGTGCGTACAATTAACAGATCATGTGGTTTTGGGTATTTAAATCCAGGTTTTTATACGGCTCCACAAATACAAAGAACTGATAAGGGTGGTATTTTTAATTGGCATTCAGACTACACTCCTGATAGTCAGGATCGACGCCTTGCAATAATCGCATATTTAAATGACATAGATGAAGAAAATGGTGGTTCGACCGAGTTCAATTCTGGCAGAAAAGTACAACCTGAACGTGGTAAAGTTATCATGTTTCCCGCAACTTTTTTACATTTACACACGGGTAATACCATTTTAAATGGACCCTCTAAATATATAGCAACCACCTTTATAGTACCAACTGCGAATGATATATATTATTAGTACGATGGGAGTGAAACTCAATTAATATAGTTAAACGTTTCAATTTTATATGACTTATGTTGCAATACGTAACCTGTGATGACGTGATTGTGTGTGTAGGTCAAAATGCGAAAGAGAATGATATACTAACACAATCAAGCAATCCCAAGTATTGGTGGATGCATGCAAGTGGATATCCTGGTCCTCATGTTGTGCTACAGTATGAAGGGGATGAAGTTCCTAAGGAAATGAAACGAGATGCAGCCGTATTAGCAATACATCATAGTAAGACACTTGATACTAAGATGATATGGGTTGACATGACACGAGTTGAAAATGTAAACGCTTACAAACATTACGGGAGAGTAACACTCACGGGTAAAGTAGATCAGTTAACAATTTTTATGCGAAAGGAAAAGCAACGTTTAGAAAGAATACTGAAAACACAACGTGTTGCTAAAGATTCAGTAATCATTTAACTTCTACATGATCCATCTCAAAGCAACACTGGGCGTTCCCATCATATGTTCTTTGACATGCACGACAATAATAGAGTGTGCTATAACCATCCATTACTCTTATAGCCTATTATATATAGAGCACTTAGGTAGTACTTAATTACCGAATGCAACACCACCCATACCATTCTTGATACGAAGAATGTTATAGTTGACCGCATACATACGTTGCGTGGCGTTACCACCCGTGACACCACGGAGAGCAACCTTAGCAGTGTCAATACGCGAGAAGTTCAACGACCCTGAAGGTTGAGACTTACCGATGTTGAGGCAGAAAGGCCAGGTGTACAACGGAGCAGTCTCCAATAGATCGTCGGGGATATTCTGGCAGTGCATCTTGGGAACCACACTGTGATGGTATTCACTGGACATATCCTCCGAGAGGGGTGTACCATTAATGTATAAAGTCGCGTCACTGAAGCCGTACGCAGTGTCCCACGCGGCACCAACATTCGCAGAGACGAGGTGGAGAGCACTCGTGGGGTGGTTGAAGTAAGTAAGATCGACTTCGGAATCGGTCGAGCCAACCATTTGATGCTGCGTCTGTGTAATGAGAATCTCGTGTTCGTTATCGGTAAAGAACTTACGCTCCTCGGTGTCGAGATAGGCATACATGGCAAACACCTTGGGTGAAGAGGAGAAGCCATTGAAGCTACCGTCACGGCACTTGATTCGAATCTCAACTTCATGGTACTGCATAGCCACAAGAGGAAGAGACTTGGTCCAGTCCTGGCTGAAGAAGAAGGGAATCACATAGTGATCGGCTGTTTCCGCGGTATTCCTCGCATTATGCTTCATTTCCGCAGTGGAAACGGCAGTAGAGGCACGAGCCTGTGTTTCGTTGTAAAGAACGTTATGGACACCTTGAACGTAGAGAGAATCGAGGCGGCACACTTGTTGTCCACCGACGTAGAGGAGAAATTCAGTAGGACTAGAGTCTTTATTGAAGAGACCGGTCGTAGCCGCACCCGTGGCGGCGATACCTGGTGCTTCAATCCACACATAACTGAGGAGATCACCCTTAGACTTGATGGGGATTGTCACTTCAGCACCAGACGAGAAACTACCGATGTAGTCAATGCGTTCGGGTTTGACGGAGAAGTTAGTGTGACGCTTGTAGGTCTGACGGAAAAAACTGACTTCAGGTTGACCAGTGATGTAGACATCCTGGGCACCCTTGGACACGAGGTCAATCAAGGCAGCTGACATTTACTAGTAAACGATATTAAAAATTTGGCTCAAAGTATACATAAGGAGGTATGGTCGTTTTTCAAGCACTCACATGGGAAGCACGAGACGAAGACGAAGATCATCTTATTAGTATATTTGGTAAAACAGAAGACGGTAAATCTGTATGTGTGACGACAGCGTTCGAGCCATACTTTTATATCAAGCTTCCTGATATCAAATACGCAAAAGAGATTTACGCTCATATCAAAGACAAGTGTATCGGTTACACTGTTGTAAAGTCCAAGGACATTTGGGGTTTCCAGAATAATCAAGACTTTCTATTCATGCGGGTCACCTTTTCTAATCTGAAAAAAAGAAGAAATACTGATTATTTCCTGAAGAGTCCATTGAAACTTTCTAGTGGACCATTTCCCCTGAAGGTGTATGAGTCCAACCTTGATCCAATTCTTCGCATGATGCATAGAACTGGAATCCAGTCGACGGGGTGGTTAGATACAGGAAAGGACTGTGTTCGGTCTAACCTGGCACATGTGACTATCGACTTATTCTGCAATAACTGGGAAACAATGACACCTATCAAAAGTGACGACGTCGCACCATTTGTCGTGGCATCGTTTGATATCGAGTCTAATAGCTCTACTGGTAAATTTCCGAATGCGGATATCAGTGGTGATGCGTGTTTCCAGATTGCTGTATCCCTATGCACACCAGACACAGACGAACCCTACGACAAAACATGTTTTTGTTACAAAAAGACCGACGCAGACCTGGACGGATCTACTATTTTAAGCTATGATACGGAGAAGGAAATGCTTGAAGCATTCCGAAACTATATCATTACACAAGACATCGACATCATGACCGGTTGGAATATCTTTGGCTTCGATCTTGAATACATTTATAAACGTGCTATAAAGGTTGGGTGTTCCCGAACATTCTTCAATCTTGGGAGATTCAAGAACGAAGAATCCGAAATGGTTTATAAACGTCTTTCATCTAGTGCGTTAGGTGATAACATGCTAAAACTTCTCCCAATGTCTGGGCGTTTCATATTCGATCTCTTTCATGAAGTGAAAAAGGGGTACAAGCTCGACAGTTATAAACTGAACAATGTCTCCAAACACTACCTTGGTGATCAAAAGATCGATATGTCACCCAAAGAGATGTTTGCTCGTTTCGCGGAAGGTGACCCCGTCAAACTCAGAGATGTCGCAGAGTATTGTATCAAGGATACATTACTTCCACATAGACTCGTGAAACGTCTCTGTACACTCCTTAACCTGTTAGAGATGGCGAAAGCGACATGGGTACCCATCTCATTCCTTGTGGAACGTGGGCAACAGATCAAAGTGTTTAGTCAACTCACTAAAAAGGCTCGTGAAATGGGATTTATGGTTCCAACGATCCGATACGGATCCATTCCACCTGTACCCTACGAGGGTGCGACAGTTTTAGAGGCACAGGCTGGTGCATATTATACACCAATCACTGCTCTCGATTTCGAGGGTCTCTACCCATCGATCATGATGGCACATAACCTCTGTTATTCCACGTTTGTAATGGACGAAAGAAGATATGGTAATATCCCTGGTATAAACTACGAAACCTTCGATTTGAATGGGAATGTGTATAAATTTGCACAAGATGTACCCAGTCTCCTTCCCAGTATTTTGGCGGAACTTAAACAGTTTAGGAAACAGGCAAAGAAGGATATGGCTTCGGCGACAGGTTTCATGAAGGAAGTGTATAACGGAAAACAACTCGCCTATAAGATCAGTATGAACTCGATTTATGGGTTTACGGGTGCTGGTAAAGGTATTCTTCCATGTGTACCGATCGCCTCTACTACAACATTCAAGGGTCGTGATATGATCGAAGAGACCAAAACCTACGTCGAGACGAACTACCCGGGTGCAAAGGTGAGGTATGGGGACACGGATTCCGTGATGATCGAGTTTGACGTGGGTGGACGAACGGGTATGGAAGCGATCGAATATAGTTGGGAACTCGGTGAACAAGCTGCTGAAGCATGTACGGCTTTATTCAAAAAACCAAACAACCTTGAACTCGAGAAGGTCTATTGCCCCTATTTCTTATACAGTAAGAAGCGATACGCTGCCAAACTCTGGACGAAAGACAAACAGGGGAAGATGAACATGGATTATATCGACATCAAGGGACTTCAGGTTGTACGCCGTGACAATACAATGTTTGTTCGTGAAGTGTGTAAGGAACTCCTAGATGTCGTACTTGAGAGTAGTGATACAGGACCCCCTAAACAATTGGCCTTAGAGCGAGCAATTAACTTACTCGAAGGTGACATCCCAAACGACAAGTTGACCCTCTCACAGCAACTTGGAGACTCCTACAAAAATCCAAATTTACCACACGTCCGTGTCAGAGATAAAATGCGTGAAAGACAACCTGGTTCCGAACCACAATCTGGTGACCGAGTACCTTACCTTCTGGTAAAGACTGATAACCCGAAAGCACGAGCGTTCGAGAAGTCAGAAGATCCAGCATTTGTGGA